GCAGCGATAAAAACCATTATCACCAATTGCAATTACATTGTCTGGCATATCTACTGATGTCAATTCCGCCAAATAAGCGAATGCATACTCTGGAACAATTGTTCCTCGAAATTTAGCAGTAAACACTCTACCAGAACTGGCGATGGACGTATACTCTATATAAGGGCCTGTCGGTGGTGCCTCAAGGGCGCCGGTCACGCCGCCGATCACCACATCCTTCTTGATGTTCTCGGACAGTAGGGTGTCCGGCTTTTGGATCGTCACCTTACGCATGCCTTTGCTGCTGGTTGGCAGGATGACTTGATTGCCGGAGGGCATAGACAGCTCCACCGTCCGCTCCTCGGTAGCAAGCACCTCCATCACCTGTCCCATCTCAGCATCCAGAGGGACTTCCCCGCCGAAGGTGACTGCGAAGTCATCGCCGGGCCGGAACGCTACGTCAAACTCGATCATAGCGCACCATCCCGCAAGATACGCTCCACCGGCACCGTGAATACCTGAGATGCCATGCGCTGACCGCCTACGCCCACCCGGAGCTGTATCTTTGCGTCAATGCCTCTCCCGGCAGTAAGCGACAGGGTCTCAGCTTCCGTCAGCGTGCAGGAGACAACATTCCCGTCCAGATGTACATCCGGCAATGTTTTTTCGATCTTAACCTGTCCAGCCTGCGCTACGGCCAAGGACAGCACCGTGATGCTCCCCGTATCAATAGGGAGCCGGAAGGTCAGCGTGGGCGTTGTACCTCGATACATGGGTATCCCTCCTCATACTTTAGATTTGCGATGCTCAGTGGTTGGCCGTCTGCTCCAGATCGGCCAGCCGGTGGTTGATTACCTTGATCTGCTCCTCCATCACCGGGACCCGGCGGGCGAAGTTATTGTGCTCCCGTACCTCACGGGTCAGCTCGTCCAGTTTGGTGTCGGTGACGGCCTGCTGCGTGTCCAGCTTGGCCTGCACATCACGGGTGGTCTTGTTGCTGGTGATGATTACCCCCAGCAGCGACAAACCGCCGGTGATGATAGCTACGACGATTGTTTCCATTCAGTAATTTCCTTTCTCCTCTGGGGCTATGTTATAAGGTGGTATCACCTCCTTACACCCCCATTTTCCACTGACCCGCAGCGAGACGATTAGGCTGTTCGCCGCCAAGCATACACCGTCAGATATGGCGGCATATTGTTATGAGCCTTCCCGCCGCCGGTGGTGCCCGTCAGGGTGTTGCGGCTGATGTCAAATGCCGCCGCTGCATAGGGGTAATATCTTCCGCTTCCGCTCTGCGACCCCATGTCGCCTACGGTGAACGCTTTCTTGCTGTTGGTGATAAATCCGTAGTATCCTGGCTCATTGGCCGGGTTGTGCCCGTGGCTGGGCATCTCCGCTGTCGTCAGGGTGTGGCTGGCCTCGCCGCCGGTGGCACCAGCTGCGAATGTATCACCCGCCGCCAGCAAGAATACATCCTTTATGCGCTCCCATGTCCCGCCGCCAAAAAGATCGGATGGATGTGTGGCAGAGGTGGAGATGTATACACTCCCAACCGGGTGAGCATAATCCAGCAGCGTTGTCCCTCCTACCACCAATGCACCGTCTATCTGTACATCCCTATCAAAATAAGCATCCAGCCCCACTTGAATTGCGTTTGCCTTGTCACAGAGACGGCCCAGCCCCACAGACAACAGATGCTTTGCCAGATGGTAAAGGGCATACGCTGCCGGGAGGTCACGCAACGTGGAACCAATGCTTTCAAATGCATCGGTTGCCACAACCCGCACTTCGTAGCGCTTGCTTTTGTCTGCGGCAAACACGGCAGAAATATCAGCAGGATCATAGTTTCCCGCCGCCAGTCGGCCTGCCGTAGTCCAATCTTCAGCGCCGACTTCCCTATACTGCACCGCATATGCTGCGGTGTTTTTAGCAGAAAGTGAAGTAATGGCCCCGGAGAAAGTCACCTTGCCATAAGTGCCAGCCCGGTTTGCTGTTCCATCGGCATTGCAACGGGTGGCAGAAATAGCAGTAATTGCTGGTTTGCTGTAAGCAAGGACAGTGATACTTTGTGTCTTTGTAGTCGTGCGCCCCCGGCTATCTGTGACAGCACAGGAAACAGTCAGTTCGCCAGAACCGGGCAAATAGTCCGTTGTCCCACTGGCTGATGTAGCAGCGTAGATGCCGCCCACCTTGATACTGTAAGACTTGATGGAACTGCCCTGCACACCGGATGCGGTGATATCCACTTTGACTTTGCTGCGAAGCTGGACATATCCACCATAGGTGTTGGACACACCTGTTGGATCATCGATTGCAACAGACAAGGACGGAACCACGGTTGACGGCACGGCAAGCTTAACAGCCGTTGACCACGCCCCAACATAGGTGCTGCCGTTGTACGTCTTTACTGTGAGTGTGAGCGCCACAGTCTCTGCGTTTGGTGCTTGCTGTGCCAGAGACACAGGCGGTGCGTTCCAACTGTACGATGTGCCTACATTTTCGGCAATCAGTTTGTCCTTGACGCTGCCGCAGGTGTAATAGAGTTTGTGCGTAAAGCTGCTGCTGGCCCGCTTGATGGTGATGGTCAAGGTTTTCCCCAGCGTGGAGCCGCTTGTGGTGGCCGTGGACGCTCTTGGAATGGTGGTCAGCGTCACCGTTTCCGACAAGGACAAATGGCGTGGCGTGTAGGAGCTGTCAAAGCCACAGTCCCACTCTGCTGTCAACGCAATGCTTTTCGTGCCGTCTGCATTATGGCTGACTGTAATAGTCTTGCTGCCCAGTTTGTACCATCCGGTGGAACTGTAATTATACGGATTCCAGCGTTTTTCGCCCTGAAGTATATAATACGCTTCGCCGCTGCTCTCGTTTTGGGAATATCCGGTTCCGTCATATACCCACAAATCAAGACTTAATGTACTTTTGTTGTCTGCGATAGACTGGCCTGTGATTGACCAATCCAGACGCAAGCGCCAGCCTTTGTTTGTGCTGCTGTAAATGGACGCCATGTTCTCAACTCCTGTCAACTGGCAATTACATCGCCGTTTTCGTCCTCCGTCCAAACCACGTTTCCGATGCAGAGGATAGATGCCTTGATACGCATTGCTTCCACGCCCTCTGCGGTGATCTGCAACTCCGGTGTGTTGTTGCGGACAAACTGCAACACATCATTATCCAGCCGCAGCAGGATTTCATTGCCCGTTTCGCCAATGATTAGACCGTCAGACGTAAACCGGAAAGCCTTTGTGATCTCGCTGTACTTGCTTTGCAGATCGCCGTCCACCTTGTCAATGCGCTCGGTTACCTTAGTGATGTCAATGCTCAGCTGGTCAGTCAGCACAGACAGCTTTGTGCTGACCTCCTCTTTGTAGCTGTCAAAATTCCCGGTTTCTACATAGTTTTCCAGAGCGGACAGGATGATGGAGTTGACATTCTGCTGCAGATCGGTAATCTGCTGGTGTGTGGCCTGAATCACTTGGCTTGAAGATTCGTCCACCCGCTCAGAAATCTCCTGCCGTGTGCTTTCGATGCGTTTATCCGTTTCACGCTTGGCATCTATCTGCGCCCCCGTGTAGGTTTGCTGGGTAGCGCCCAGCGTGATTTGTGTGTTGCCGGGGTCAAGAATATCCGGGGCCAGCTCCATCAGCGGATAGGACGCGCTGTAGCCGTGCGGAGTGCTGAAAAGAGCCGTCATCCGGCCCACCCGGAAATGCTGGATGCCATCTTGCCAGCCCAAATCCACCGCCGTGCAGGTGATGGTCTCCGGCATGGACAGGCCATTGTCAGCAAGTGCCGCTTTAGCCTTGGTCTGCAGGTTAGCGGCAATGGTCACATCATCCCATTTGACGTGCCGGGTAATGCGCCCGTATGTGGCCACGCCAGACTTGCTATAAATAGTAAGCCCGGATTTAACAAGGTCATCTGTCAAATCACCATTTGACAGCGCTTCGATGGTCAAGCCGTCCTTGCCCTCTGGCAGAATAGCGGTGTAAATGTTTGTTCCGTCCGTCTCGCTGGAAAGGTCAAGGAGATTTTCAGCAAATTCCACAGACTGCGTATTTGTGAGCGGCAACGCAGCGTAATAATCCAGATAGTTCCCGTCATCCTCATATCGGATCAGAAGATACCCGCCCAAAGCCGATTTAATCAGCTTGTCGGATATCGTGGACATTGCCGTGGCGTACTCCTTGGAGCTGCGTGTGATGTAATTGTTCGGGTCTGTTACGGTACACACTCCGGGCCTGATCTGCTGCTCTGCGGACACTTGGCTGTTGTGCTGCCCTAAAATCCAGCGGAAGAAGAAGTCAACCACATTCCCGCTTGCGGCTGCGGCCTTATAAGCAGTGTCATTCTCGAAATCTTCCGGAAAGTTGAACGGTGGGATGATGCTGTCATTCAGCGCCGCCATAATGCCCTCTGTTGCGATTTTATGTGCTCCGTAGAAGTCTTTTATATCGCTGGTTATTCTCCCCCTATATATAGGAAAAGTGCCGTCCAGCAGCTCCACAAGGCCGCTCATGCGCCGAAGATTGCTTAAATACGGATGGTCTGCGTCCACTGTGAAGGACATTTCCCCGGCCTTGCTGACCGCCAGCTTCACAGAGGGGTCACGGACGATTAGTTTTTCATCCGCAAGGCGCGGGTCATACAGGATATAGTTTTGATATTTTAGTTGGTACATTACAGGCTGGCCTCCTGATATGTAACGGTGATGCTACCGGTGCCGCTGGCCACCTTCGCCTTCAGGCTGTTGCTGCCAGCCGCAAGCCGAATGGCGGGGAAAATGTGATCTCCAGCGCTGGCATTGATGGTGTTGTTGTCCCAAAGTAATACGGTATCTTGCGCCACCGTGATTGTGGGAATAACCGGGCGGCTTTCATTCGGTAGCGTAAGCTGTTTATATGCCGTTCCCAAATCAGCCCGCGTCACAGTTGTTTTCTCTTTCTTGTATTTCCACGGATCGCAATCAACAGTAACGGGAATTGTCTGCTTTATTTTGACAAGCTCCACCTGCCCAACGGAGCACCGCCCACTGTAATAATGGGCGGTGTCCTCGGGGAAGGTCACTTTCACGCGCTTGCCGTGGACTTTGTTGCAGAAGTCAGAAAGCGTGGCAGGCCATTTCTTGCCGCTCACCGTGTCCACGCCGGTGAGTATCAGTGCAATGGTGCGGTTTTTGTAGGTCACTTCGCCGGTCAACACTTCGGAAGCGTCCAGCAGGCCATCCCGGCCCGGAACATCAATCATATTCGTGCGGACTTCCGGCAGAGAAATGGACTTGCTTGCAAGCAACAGGCCGTATTCTGCGTAAGTGTCTTTTCCGTCAAAAAATACTTTTCCTATCATACAGCCCTTGCCCTCCTCGCATTGATTTTGGCCAGTTCTGCATCCATGCCTGGGGCAAGCAAACCGACAACCTGACCACTGTCCATGATGACTTTCATATTTGCCAACATAGGTAAATACTGTTCCAGCAGCATTACAATTCTGCCGGAATCGCCGCCCCCTCCGTAAGAGCCACTTGTATAGTTTCTGATGATGTTTGCATCTGCTGTAATGGTGCCAGCGTCAAAGCTCATATTGCCCTCAATGTCCTTTTTTACGGACTTGAATTGATCGTCAAAGCCCTCGCCCAGACCTTCGGCCATAAAGCCGCCGATGCCCGCAAAGACCTTGGACGGGGATGCAATACCAAGGATTTTTTTCACACCGCTAACCAGCCCATTTACCTTATCACTGAACCAGCTTTTTATATTGCCCCACATTCCGGCGATGCCGTTTTTTAAGCCCCGAACGATGTTTTTACCGATGCCGCCCCAGTCATAGTTTCTGATTGTGTCGGCAATGGCAGCGATAATGCGCGGGACGGCTGCAATCAATTCCGGGATTGCCCCGATAATGCCGGTAATCAGCGATACAATAATCTGCGGCCCTGCAAGGATGATCTTGTCAAGGTTGTTCACGATGCCGTTGATGAACGCAATAATCAGCGTAGGGACTGCCGCGACCAGCTCCGGGATGCACTTGATAATTCCGTCAATCAGCGCAAACAGAAGATCAATGCCCATCTGGATGATGTTGGGCAGCTCCACAATGATTGCGGCGAGCAAGTTGCCAATAATCAGAGGTACTGCCGCGATAAGCTGCGGAATCGCGTCAATCAGACCCTGCGCAAGCGTCATAATCAGCAGGATTGCCGTTTCAATGAGCTGCGTCAAAAAGTCCGGGCTTGTCAGCATTTGCACAATCGTCAGGGTCACTTGCACAATGCCGTCAATGAGCGTGGGCAGGTTTTCTATCAGGCCATTAGCAAGGAAGAAAAGAATGTCGATTGCCGCCTGTGTGATTGCTGACAAGTTGTCAATGATTCCTTGCCCTAATGCCCCAACAAGAGTTACGGCTGCCTGCAAAAGCATAGGTAAGTTGTCGGTGATGGTGGTAATCACCATCGGAATAATGGTAGTTGACGCCGAAGAAACAAGCTGTGAAATACCCCCCAAGATAACGCTAATACGCGGTATGATGTTCTTTCCAACAGCGACAACACTATCCACAAAATTCCCTGTCAGCGCCATAAAATCTGCGTTATCATCAGCTATGCCGGTAAGCAGGTTACTCCATGCACCTTTCATGGATGCAACAGATCCTTGAATTGTATCCGCCGCTTCCCTTGACGCATACCCTTGCATTCCGACCATTTCAATATAGTCTACAAGAGCGCTTTGGCAATCTGCAAGGTTTTCTATCTGGTATGCTGTGGCGCGCCCGTTTGCGTCGTTCCAGTCATTTACTTTATCAATGACTTCCTGAAATCCTTCCTTTGTTGGCGTGATGCCAATTTGCAGGTTGTCCAGCATGGTATAGTTGGACTTCATGATCCCATTGAAAGCATTTTGCACGGCTTCCTGGGAATTGCCAGTTGCCGCCACCACATCAGCCTCCGCATTGATTATTCTGTCGGCCAGTTCTGCCGCCGCCCGTTCATTGCCGCCAAGGGCTGTTTTTAGGCCTGTGGCAAATCCGTTTACCTGTTGCAAATAGTCATTCTGGCTCATTTGAACGGTGCTGTATGCGTTCTTTGCCTTGTCTGCAATATAGTCATAGGCTTCGCCAAACATAAGCTTTGCGCCGCCAACCAGTTGTTCATACTCAGCATAGTTGTTAAGCGCGTTTTTCGTAAGCTCGGCAATGCCGGTAGCAGCCGCACCTACAGCTGCGGCGCCGACTTTAGCCGCAGTGGCAAGCCCATTTTTGAATTTTCCTGATAATGTCTCTACATTTTCGCTTGCCTCGTCTTGCACAGATATTTTCACAAACAGATCAAGAAGATTCATGCGTTCACCTCGCTCTCTTTGTAAATTCTGAAAATTATTCGTGACATTCCATTGATAGTATGGTATGATATCGGCAAGGAGGGATTATTTATGATAAGTTTTAACAAAGATTCTGCGTGGGACTTAAAGCCGATTCCCGTTTCCGATGTGCGTGGTGAAGTGAATGGCTTGTTGATTGACGGGGAAGAAATCGCTGCCGCATTTAAGACCGTCCGCGACCAGCTGATTTTTACTAACAAGCGAGTCATATCGGTTGACGTACAGGGGATTACAGGAAAGCGCAAGTCCTTCAGCTCTATGCCCTATTCGAAAGTGCAGTTTTTCTCCGTGCAAACCCCAGGATTTGCCGAAATCATCCCGGATAGCGAACTTGTTCTGACATTCTCCAATGGTTATGTCGCAAAGTTCGAGTTTAAGGGAGGCACAGACATCGGGAAAATCGGAAGAATGATTTCTGATTATGTCCTCAAGTAACGCATATTCGCCCGCCGCCCCTTCACGGGGCGGCTTTTTTTACTTGTAACCCGCACCGATTGACAATATCGCTGGTGATTTCTTCACAGGAGCGATTGTCTTTTTTGCTCACATCTATAATTTCAATATATCGCTTATCAACCGAAACGCCTGCGCATCGCTCGCATATTGCTTTAAGCAGGTCAGCAGCATAAATTCGATATGCTTTTTCTTCTGCATCCTGCTTGTACCGCGCTACACAGTATGCCAGAAATGGCTTTACTCTTTGGCTTCCCCGATATTCTCCTGCACAGAGCCGGACGGCGTTTCTGCCGTCTCGGTCTGCGCAGATGTAAAAAGGTCCGTAAAGGCCTCGTCCGTCATAAGCTCAGTAACATCAACCAGCAACTTGGCAAGCGTCAGCCCAGCGGCATATTTTTTTGCAGTCACGCCTTCCACAGCCGCCAAAATTGCGATCAGGTCTTTCTTGTGTCCACGCAAAAGCAGCGGAGCAGATTTCTTAACCCTTGCCAATACAAAGTCCTTTGCATTTACGCCATCCGGGAGCTTCTGACGCTGAAACAACGCTGCGGCTTCTTTGTCCTCGGCTATGTTGGCAATAGGATCGATAATGTCTGCGATAACATCAAACACTCGCTCCCCTTTAATTTTTGATAGTTTCATGGTGTTACGCCTCCGCCGTACCGGCCTTGATGTAGATTTCAAAGGGAACCGTGTCCTGTGCGCTCATAGAGTAGTGAGCGGTGTACTCAAACGCAAACTGCCCCTTTGCCTTGTCGGCTGTCTGCATCTGGAATCCGCCGGTGGAGAGGGCGTTCAGCATATGGATCGCAATAAAACCGCCGTTGGTGTCTCCGTTTTTGTCGGAGTAGTCGCCGACAAGCCAGATGTCGTCAAAGTCCGCATCCTTGATGTCGTTTCGGGGCGTGATCTTTGTGGCGTCGGTCGTGTCAATGTCAGCAGCTCCGCAAAGGCTCTTTGCGATCGCAGTGGACGCATTGACAAACGTGCCGGCCATTTTCACTTCCCACGATTCGAGCCGCTTCAGCTCTTTCATGTTTTTGGGGCAGTTGTCGATATCCTCGCCAAAGTCCGTATAGTTCGGAGTGGCGGTAAAATTGATCCCGCCGGTGGTTGCGCCGATCTGACCGGCTTCACCGATGGTACCGGTGGCGGGAGTAAAGTCAGTGGTCAAAATACCGGCGTTGATCTGGAGCTTTTGAAATGCATCGGAGGGAATTTTAGTGAATTTCATATTTTCTTCCTTTCATCAGTTTTGCGATAGGTATTCTACCGTGATGTTGAGATACCTTCGCTTGATGTTTTTATCGCTTTCGTCCGCGATATTCTGACACCACGGGGAGCCACGCTTGATCCACATTGCTCCGCCGTCATAGGCGACCATACAGCCGCCCATGCCGATTGCGTCGCTGATTTCTTGTGCCTTTGCGTTGGGCATCGCTTCGCTCTCGGTGTAATACCAAAGGCTGACCGTCAGCGCGATTTCGCCGCTCTCCCATGATCCGGTGATAAGCTCATAGGTCAGCCAAGGGAAGGTCGCGTCTTCCGGCACATTAGAGGTTGGATACGCCGGGAGAAATTGAGAAAACCATGCGTGGAGCGCCTTATCCTTTGTCATTTCGGCAACTCCCTTCGTTCCGCTGTGAAGAATTTCAGCGCCTTAATGGTCGCTCCCGCAGACCTCGGCGCGGCCTTTTCCTCGGGGTTAGAGGTCACGCGGTAAGTCAGCCCTGTTTCCGCGTCACGGAAATAATCGTTGTACTCGATGGGAACGCGCTGATTGACCAGTGCGGAATATACCGAGGTAACACCGTCCTTTTCCGCTTTTCGCGCCTCCATCGATGTGTCAAGAGACTGGTAATTGAGGAACTCCGCTCCCTCTTCCCACGCGGTGATGTAGCCGCCCGCTCCGTCAGGCGTGCGCTTTTTCTCCATCAAAATGCACTTGTGGGCAAAATCGTCCAGTAGACTCACGGTTCCACCCCCTTGAGCTTGCGCCAGTCATTTAACCGGCCTTTAAAAGCGCCCTGCCATCCCGTCCCGGCGCTCGTGTCGGCATTTCCGCCGCTTGCCTTTGTGTAACTGTACCCGCCGAAGCTTTCGCTCGTGTACGGGCTTAAAACGGCTTCACCGTTCTTTTCTTCCCACGCGGCGATATCTTCGGCAAGCAAAACCACAGCCTTCGGAACAGCCAACACCCACACCGTTCCGGTAAAGGTTTCATCCGTAAGGTCAGCCGCCGGATATTGATGCAGACCGTCATTAAACACAGAGCCGCAGATGCGGAAATATTGATTGGTCAGGAGAAAGGGCAGCGCAATGCTGCCGTTCTCCACGGCGAACGTGCCCTCGTGAATCTCCACAAGGAACCAGTTGTTCAAGTGCCGTAAGACTTGTTCAAGCATTACGCTGCCCTCCTATTTAGCCCGCGTCGGCCACAGAAACGGTAGCCACGGCAATGCCGTCCAGATACTCAGCCCACAGCTTCATGCCCATGATGGCGTACATATCGCCCGTGGCGCGGCTGTAATCGCCGTCAACATGGACGCCGATCAGGTTGGTCTCGCCCTTCACGGTGTAATTCAGCCCCAGCTTGGCAAAGTCGCTGTCGCTCGGGTCTACATAGTACAGGTCGATGTTCTCCACGGGCAGAGCGATCACCTTCTTGGAGGCGATGTACTTCTCGGGCAGCAGGAACAGGGTGCGGTAGCCCATGAAGTTCTCCACGTAGTTGATGCCGAACATCGTCTGCACGGTGATCTCCTTGTCGCCCAGGTAATCGTAAGCGTCGATGATGTTGGCAAAGCCCACCACCTCGGTCACGTCCTTATCCAGACCGGCAAACTTGTCCAGCACCTTGCCCTTAGCCATAGCCAGAGCACGCTGCCACGTTTTCTCGGTCACCTTCAAAGTGCCGGTACCGAGGAAGGTGTAGAAGTCGGTCAGGACCTTGTTCTGCAGGGCCACGAGGAAAGCCTCGTCGGTCTTCTCCACGGCAACGTCAGCGCCGTACTTTGCGACACTCTCGATGGTCACGCTCTTGGCGTACTTGTTAATATCGATATCGCCGTAGGCAACAGGAGCCACCTTCATCTTGGTGAAGGGGATCTCGTCACCCTCTGCCACGGTGCCGCCCTTGAGGCCACCGTCCACGCTGGCCTTGTAGGAAACCAGCTTCGTGCCGGGGGCCTTGCGAATGGGACGCATAATGCCCATGATGTTACGCAGTGCGTCCCAGTTATCGGCGAAGCGGGACACGAAATCCACCTCACGGGCGGAAGTGGTAAACTGTGCAGAAGTTGTTACGTTAGTTTTCGCAGCCATAAATAGCTCCTTTCAAAAAATCAGTTATTTTCGCTTGCCATCAGATCGGCAAGCGCTTTCTGGCGCTCCGCCGTAGACATCACATAGCGGCCTTTATCGTCCTTCTTGTAGATGTCCTCTCGGGATTTTGCGCCGCCGGTGTTTGCCGGGGGGTTGGCGGGATTCGCTCCGTGCGTCTGTGTGGTGGAGACAAGCCCCTTGTAGGTGCCGTCTACGAGTGCATCAAGGCTCTTGGTGTCCTTGATCTTGTCACCGTCCATCTCCAATGCGGCCATTTCTTCGCCACAGCCGCGCATCGCAAGGTCCAAATTCGCGCCGGTGATGTTTTTGCTCTCAAAGTAAGCACGCACGGCCTTTTCCTTTGCCGCCTTGCTTTCCTTTGCCGTGATGTCGGTCTTAAAGGCTTCAAAGGCCGAGTGTTCCTTCTCGTACTTCTCCTTGTAACCGCCGTCACCCGCTGCCTTGAGGTCGTCCAACTGCTTCTGAACGCCGGGCAGCTTCTCCGCATCGGCCTTGTAGCGGGTCACATCCGCCTTTAGGCCGTCCACGGTGTCGGTATGCGCCTCGATGATGGTATCAACCTGCTCATCGGTAAGCCCCATACCCTTCAAAAGTTTTCGTGTAAGTGCCATGACACTATCTCCTTTTCTTCGGTTCCGTTCCTTCGGAAACGATAGTTTTATAAAAACCGCTGTCCTTTGCGGTAATTAACAAAAAGAGCCAACTGCATACAATTTGTAAGCAATTAGCTCCTATTTTAGTTCGTCCTCCAATATCTTCCGGTATTGGATGGCATGGTCGGCGGCAGCAGGTTTCAAAAACGGCTGTGCCTTGTTTCCACGCGTGTAATGCCAATTCCCCTTTGCGTCCTGATACACCCACGGTGTAGGCCGTCCGCCGCCGCCCTCGGCGTAAATGCCGGTGCCAAGCTCAACATAAGCAGCATACTCGTTGTCCGTTCCGATGATTGCCGCCGGTTCCTGCTCGTCTACCACATGGGTAATGCTGTTGCGCAGATTGCCGGTATCCACGGGGCACAGCTTTTTCGCATATCCCTCTGCCACCAGTCCGCATTTTTCAAGCCCGCGCAGCAGCGCCGCTTTGATGGCGGCAGAGACTTCTTTGCTGTTGTCGGTGATTTCAACGCTCATCACAAAATACCTCTTGACTTTTTTACGGGGATTGCATATACTGACAGTGAGGAAACTTATGTTTCCGTTTTTCGAGCCGAACCTCTGCCCATTGGCGGGGGGGCGGCTCATTTTTTGTATCTTCTCGCAAACAGCAATTCCCCCGAACCATTGATTGCAATTATGTCAAAGTCAAAATCTTGCTTTCTGATTGCTCTCATGTCCACAGTTCTTTTCAATTCATTTTCGTCAATGCCATTGCTGCACTGCAATATAATTCCTCCGGGATTGCTTTTAATTTGTTTTATAGCACTTCGTACTGCGGAATCTGCGGCTTTTGCGGTTGATATGCTTTTAAGTTCCCATTGTTTTCCGCGCCACAGATAATCCGGTGTTTTTGCCCCCTGTGTATTTGCTTCTTTCAGCAGTACGATCTTCCCACCTAATTGCTCTCTGAGCTGGTCTGCAACCTCTATTTCTGTTTTGTGGTCTTTTATGCGATATCCGTTCTCATATCGCACTTTGCCCATGCGTGGCGTGGCATTTTCAATGTATTTTTTCGTTACGTCTTTGGCCGTGTTTTTATTCCCGTTATGGTACGCTGACAGTTGTTTTCCATCATATCCTCGCTTTGACGCTTCCCACTGTGCATATGTCATGTCGGATATAAGCCCGTCGCGTGTCCTACGCAGCCCGTCTGATGTATCTACCCCATCCACGGCGGCAATCAGCGTACAGCGGCAGTTATATATCTCCCACGGTGGTCCTTGTGGGTCGCCGGGAAAACGACAACCGTTAGAAAACTTCTTGTCCTGCGCCACTTGTTCGCCGTCAAGCATGGCATGAGAGTGGCGTGTACGCGAGTCCAGCGTAGCCAACCATTCTTTTTTGAGCTTAATGCCCATCTTTTCCGCTGCCGTGTAGCTGTCCATGCGTCCGGCGTTCTGCGCACCGGTCACGGCTGTGCGGGCGGTGCGGATGGCGGAATCGCGACTCATGGTGGTAATGCGCTTTTGCAGATCATCCGCCATGTGCTTGATGCTCTTTCCCTGCAAGATGGAGCTGGTGACGCTTGCCGTGATTTGCTTCTTGCCATACGCGAGGTCGATACCGCGTTTCAGTGCTCTGTCCTTTGGGTAGTACGGCATTAAGTCCGGCTGCTCTACCATAAGCCGCTTTACCGTCTGCTCGTCCCACAGGTCAAAGCCGATATCCCCAGCGACCTGTTCAATGGTGTAAGCCGCATAATTGCGGTTCAGGCTGTAAATACCCGGCGTCGCATCGTTGGTATAGGAAACCGCCACAGCGTTTGCGTCGGTCGCCCTCTGCGCCACCTTATCGCGCATTGCCTGATAGCGTTTCCCGCGCCCGATCTGGTTGAGCCGCCATTGCTTATAGTCGGCCTCCGTCCATTCCTTGCCGTTTTGCACGGTGCCGATCATCGCCTTCATTTCCTCGTCGCGCTTTTTGAATTGCTCAAAATATGCGTCGATGGTAGCTTGCAGTTCTTCCCCCGCCTCGCGGTATAGTTTTGCAATACGCCGCTCCAGCTTCGCAAGCTCCTTATCGGTCAGCTTGTGTCCGAGGTCACTGTTCGCCATCGCCGTTCACCTCCGGCGCACCCGGTTCCGCAAAGCTCCGGTCAATCTCTTCTGCAGCCTTCCGCTTTGCCATGTCCTCGTACTGGTCAATGTCGCCGTTAATGGTCAGCAGCTTCTTCGTGATGTATTCGTCATCGTAATACGCCGCACCCAGAAGAATGTTCTGCGTTTCCTCGCTCTTGTTGATGATCTGATTGCGCGTATAACTCGGCTTGTCCTCAATGCCCGCCAGACGCAGGATTTCCACAATAAACCGCGTGACCTCGGATTCAAACTTGTCTGTTTTCAGATCCAGCGGCACATAGCTGGCCTTGATCGCGGTCGCCGTCTGGTTCCCGGCAGATACCGCCGCCGCGTCAAAGCACTGAAAATCCTCGTATAGCTTTTTCTTGAGCATATCAATGGTGCTACTGGTGCCCTCATAGGGTGCCTCGATGGTTTTACTCTCCACCTTTGCGCCATCATCGCCGTTGGCGTGGGCAACGTGCGTGGTTTTCAAGCGCTCCACAAACTTTGCATCGTCGAGGTCGTCCATGCCGTTGCAGTTAGACAGCACCCAATAAATCAGGTTGCCCTCATCCACATTGTTAACCATGTTCGAGGACGCCAGATCCAGCGCGTCGATGGTGTTGCGCTTGCCGACGATTTCGGAGAGACACCGCTTGTTGTTTTTCAGCGGGACGATGGGAAAACTCGGATAATTCCCGCCGTCGTAAATCTCTGTTTCGCCGACTTCCGCCTTGCGCTCGATCAGCTTATAGCTGCGCTTTGGCTGCATGACGGCCATATCCTCGCCGCTGGGCTGGAAATACTCGGTAAAGCCGTCGATCTCATACAGCGTCGCTCTCATAGGCTTATCCTGTGCCACCTGCCAGAACCGGATACCGGCTTTCATCGCGCCGTCCTCTTCATCATAGAGGGGGACGAACTCAAGCAGGGAGAACACCCGAAGATGCGTCAGATCCCAAAAGCCGAAGGATACGCCTGCGATTTTCGCCGCCCGCGCCGCATCCATGACTTCCTGGTCAAAGTCCGGGCATAGCTTGTTCGGCGTTTCCTTCTCCGCAAAGGTTACGCCGTTGCCCAGCAGATATGAAACTTCCTGATCCACCGCCAGGCCGAAGAAACGGCTGGCCAGCTTATGGTTTGCCGTCCACATATCCGTGTGGGCACGGCCCTGCATATCGTAGATGATCTTTTCATAGCGGTTAATGGTCGGATTCAGGCCATTGTAATATTCCTCAGCATCCGCCGCCGTCTTGTATGCGTGTGAGCTTCGATGCTCGTTGATTGCTCCGCGAATAAACCCAATCCGCGCCTGGTCACTTTCTCCGACCGCAACAAGGTCATTGTAAGTTTTGATAGCCTCTCACTCCTATCTGCTCCAAATGGGGACATAATCGCGCTTATACGCCTTATTTTTCAAAATCGTATAGGCAAAATAGCGCGTTTCGTCCATTGCGTGGTCGTTTTCCTTGATTGGCCTGTCGTCGGCGGATTTTTCGTCCCACCGATATAGCCCAAACTCGCGGATGCAGTCTTTGCAGCCACGATGCACCTTGAGAATGCCGTCTTGCAAAAACCGCGCCGTAGTCATAATCCCGTTTGTCACATCGTTGTTGGCCTTGCGGACCATATAACCGCGCCGCCGCAAGACCTCGATAAACGAAGCGGCAGACGGGTCAACGATAATGCTTTTGACATCCGCCTCGCCAATGAGCTTTTTAATTTCGTCGGCGTATTCCTCGTCCGTCTTGTTCTTCTGGTTCTCGCGCCCGGAATAGTAATACTCGCGGACGCGTGTGGCCGTCTTGCCGTCCCAGCACCAAAGTCCTGCAGAAAACGGGTTAAGTGTGCCGTAGTCGCAGGAAACATAGTATTCTCCCTTTTCCGGCAGCTCGTCCACAATGCAGCTCTCGTCAAACATGGGATAGATCAGCCCCTCGGCCAGCACCCACAGTCCCCGGATGTAACGATCATAAAACACGCCCGTAAACATCGACTGATACCGCTCCAGCGTTTTCTGCGACAGCCCGGGGTTGTCCGTCATTTCAAAATGCAGATACAGCGCGTTCCGCTCTTTGTTCCTCTGTATCCACTCTGTATAAAACCAATGCTGTGGACTTCCCGGGTTGCAAGAAAACCACAGCTTTGCACCGTCAACGGAGCAGCGGGTCAATGCCTGTTCCACGAACGAGCGCGGCATCAGCACTACCTCGTCCAGCAGCACGCCCGCCAGCGTGCGGCCTTGGATCAGCGTATAGCTGGCCTCATCCTTGCCACCGAACACCTCAAAGTAATTCGTCACGGCTCCGCGCCGCACTTCCATCACCTTGTCACCGCGCCGCCAGCGGATGATATAACGTTCCTTTGCAAGACTCATCGCCGTAAACGGCACGATGATGTTCTTGGTGCAGCTATCCACCGTGCGGCCACACACGCCGAAGCGCTGACCGCTGAAATTTTCCATCGCCCAGCGGACGAACGCCCACATCATGATGGAGGTCTTGCCGGAACGCACGGCACCGTCGCAGATTAGCGCGTCATACTTGGAATAGGGGAAAGCAAGAATCTTCTGCTGCTTCGGGCTAATCATCGCTCTCCAACCCTTCTGCCATTTCACGCAGGCTCACACTCAATGCGTCATCCTGCGTGTTGTCAGTCGGCAAACCCAGCTCCACAATATCGCGCTGCCCCAGGTACTGTTTCCCCAGCCAAATCGCCATGCTTGCGTTCTTTGCCGCAAGCTGCCACTGGCTCCGACGCAGTGAAATTTTCCCCGCTCCTCGCTTTTGTGCAAAAACTTCCGAAAAACTTCTCTTGTAGGTTCGTTTGCACCATGTTTCCAATGTGTCCGAGCATACATCAAACCAGCCGCAGATTTCCTCAAGCGTGCATTGCAGGCCGCAGAGGTTCTCGAACTGCTTCTGATCTATTTCCTTTCTTGGCCTTGCCATACGCGCCCTCCTTTCTCGCAGTCATTTTTCTCGCCACCAATGTATGCAGGCCATTAATGGCCCCTGTAATATCGCCGGACTTAATCAGCCCGTTCAGTGTTTTCATCTGCTGTGTGGATAAATACTGCTGGTTTTTCTTCAACATCCTCCGCGCAGTCGCCTGAGCATCAGTCATGCAGAAGCACCGCCTTCTCGCCGGTCAGATTTTCCCATCGTTTTACAATCACATCGCAATAGCGCGGGTCGAATTCCATAACGTAAGCGTTTCTGCCGTTCTGCTCACACGAAACAACGGTCGTACCGCTACCCGCAAATAGGTCAAGCACAATATCGCCGCCCTTGGTGTTGTTTTTGATCTGATAATCAAAAAGCGCAACAGGCTTCATTGTCGGGTGCTCTTTGTTCTTCGTCGGTCGGTCAAACTCAAGCACCGTTGTCTGTTTTCTGTCAGATGCCCACAAATGCCCTGCGCCAGATTTCCACCCGTAAAGGCACGGCTCGTGTTTCCACTGATAGTCTTGCCGACCCATAACCATAGCATTTTTAACCCAAATGAGAACCTGTCGAACCTCCCACCCGACCATCTGGCACGCCATTCTGAAAACGTACGCTTTCGAGTCAGCGTGCCAGATGTAAAACACGGCACCAGGCTTCATCACGGAATCAGCCGCATCAAACGCCGACCTAAGAAATGCAATAAACTCGTCATCACTTTTTGCATCGTTCTCAATTTTGAGTGCGTCTTTGGTTTTACCCGTATAATCAACACCATACGGCGGGTCTGTAAGCAAAATATCTGCTTGCGCCCCCCCCATGAGCTTTTGTACGCACTCTGTAGACGTGCTGTCTCCGCACATAAGTCGATGTCGACCAAGCTGCCAAATGTTCCCACGTTTTGTTACCGGCTCGGATTCTTCATCAACCTCCGGTGCTTCGTCCTCGGTGACTTCCTCCATCGCGGCTTCTGGCAGCCCCCAATCAAAGTCAAATGCCGACAGGTCGAGACCAGGCAGCTCATCAGCCAGTAGGTCAAAGTCCCAGTCGCTCTCGTTGCTCTTGTTATCCACCAGCCGCAGGGCGTTCACTTGCTCCGGTGTCAGATCGTCCACGCAGACGCACGGCACTTCTTCCATGCCCAGCTTCTTCGCCGCCATAGCGCGGCAGTGGCCGATTACGATCACGCCGTCACGGTCAATCACAATCGGCTGTACAAAACCGTATTGCTTGATGCTCTCCGCAACATTGTTGATTTGCCTCTTATCATGCTTTTTTGCGTTGGCGGCATACGGCACAATATCCGCAAGCCGCCGTTTTGTGATTTCCATGCTTTCCTCCTGTTTTGCTACCAGCCCCCACCCCTTGGCTACAGTAACAGTCTTTCCCCTCCCATGCGGCCTTCTGGAAGCTCTCAAACATGGGTTACACAGTTATTTCGGTGCCACACCGCGCCGCGCCTTTTCATCAGCCGCACACTGTTTTTGCGGATTAACTGTCCGCCGCTGTGGCCACAGCTTGTGTGTACTTAACTTCTTGCGCTTCCTCGCCCGCTTGTGTGGTTGGTGCGGCATTGCAGTCCCGCCCTGCTTTAGCGCTTCAGGGAAAGTCCCCGTCACTCGCTGTGGTCTCCCCTTACGGGGCACCTATGCCGCATATTGGCCGTCTTCCCGCTTAGATTGTCACACGCTCATGCCCGCTTGAGGCCCCGCAAGCATCTCAAGCGCCGCTGTTCGGTCATGGCAAGGAGGACGCATCCTCACGCGCAGTTTTCAGCGAGCATTGTCATTTCCATGTGAGCCACGACGAACGGTCTCACAGTGTCCGGGCGCTACCCGGCCTCTTGTGCAGGCGACAGGATTCGAACCTGCGACAGAAACCCGACATTTGCCTTGCTCCGCTCTATCCGGCTGAGCTACGCCTGCATATAACAACAGCCCATAGGTTTCCCTACAGGCTGTTTGTGCCGGTATGACCTTTCGGTGCCCGAAGGTGCGCCCAATACCGGCGGCGCATAAGATGGAGGAAACGGGTTGAGTGGAAAGACGGGTGGATGGCTATGCCTTATCATCCACTGTACCTATTGTAGCACATCATTAGGTGGAATTTGTGCCAACTTTCTCTGCAAAACCACAATATATGGCTATGTCAAGCAAAAACTGCTCTTTTCTCCTGCTGAATGTCCGCTCGCTTATCCCCGGCACGATGATCCTACTTCGAGAATACTTGTGCTTGCCCTGACAGTTGCGCATGATCCCCTGTGTAAGCTGCTTTCGGACGCTCTCGCTCTCCAAATCCAGCCCGCAGCGGTCTATGGCGTATTCTACAGCCCGCATTTTCTTGGTTTCCGGCCAGTTTTCTATGGCGGCAAGCTGCTCCGCCTTGCTCTCTGCCGGTCTACCAATGCTGGGTGATCGGGGCATACCCTCTGTTGCACTGCTTCCGCCGCTCAGTATCTCGCTCCGCGCATCGTTGTATGCCTGTACTCTCCGGGGATAACCTCTGACATAGGCGATGCACTCAAGCCGCACATCATACGGCAGTTTTTGTTTTCGACTCATGACCGCCTCCTCACTCTGCGTTGTTGATTAGTTTGTAGTCGATCCGCAGAGCGTCCGCAATGTCTTTCTTGGTCACATAGCCGCTGTTCTTTGCATTCACCAGCTTCACAAGGCACTTTTGCAGATACTCAATGCTCATGGTATCGTGACTGTCCGGCGTTTCCTCCAGCACATGGAATCCAAACTTTGTAAGCAGCACTTCGGATACCAAATCCATATTCTGCTTTGTCCCTATCAGCTTTCCCTGCTGGTACGCTTTCATGGGGTTGTTGGGCAGGGTTTTGCCGTCAATTCTCATTTCCGTCCCTCCTTGATCTTGTCCATCAGAAGCAGCCGCACAGCTTGGCAGAGTGCATATACAAGGCTATTCTGCCAAATGCTCCGTCGCTCCTTAATGCGGCACATACCGTTCTCGATTTCCTCCAAGGCTTCCAGCATTGCGTCTTTATTCGCCATCGGCTGCCCTCCACGGAGTGTCCACGCATTCAGGATGGACAATCTCCATCTCGATCGCCCACAGTAGGTTCCACGCCGCAGCTACAAGGTGCGGCTCATCTACATAGCCCGCCAAATATTTTGCTGCGTGGCGAATGGCGGAATCTAACAGACTGTGGGTTGGGATTCCTTTATCGACATTATGCTCCCCGTATTTCAAAGCACCCGCCTCGCAGTGCTTCGACACTTCCATGATAGCCAACCAAGGGAGCAAATCCATCCGTCCCTTGCCCGTGTGCATATCCCGGAGTGCTCCGCTTGGAAACTTTGTTCTTTCTCCGCTGTCTTTAATCATAGTCCTTCCCTTCTCCGTAGCTGCAAAAGTCATCGTCCTTTACTGTGACATCGTACTCGCTCAGCTCATACCAATAGCCTTCGCAGGAACGTCCATTTCCATCTTTGCAACTGTACTTGCAGTCCTTGCACCGCACCACTTCCACAGCGTCAACGGTTGGAAGATCATACTTGATTATGTGATATGCTTCTGCAAATCCCTCGGCAAGATTATCAAGATGAGTTTCACCGTTGTGTATCAATTCGTTCGTTTCCTTGTATTCTTCGTCAAACAGTCTCAATGCTTCATCAACGTCAATCAGCCGCATCGCCGTCACCTCCGTCCATCTTTGCCCCGCAGTTGGGGCAGTAGTTGTAGGCACCATCAATAGACGGGTCAAGAGACCACCACCCACAAAACGAACACCTAAGCTGACTGAGCGTGTTAAGCGTTTGCTGGATGTATTCCCACCGCCCGTGCACCACCGGGGCAGCGTAGTTGCGCAGTCGTTCTAACGCTCTTTCGCAAGTCGGGCACAACTCGCACTGCTCCATTGTAGCAAACCACTTTCCACACGCCTTACAATCAGGCATCGTTGTCACCTCCGTTCTCAATCGCCACAAGCAGTTTGGCAACTCTCCCGTCTTTTAACGTCCACTCATAGCCGCCAGAGGACTTGTCACCGTGCAGACCACCAAGACATTCCTGTATTAAATAGTCGCGCACAGCACATAAGGCTTCATCGGTGCACTCCGTTTTGTTCTGCCATAGGTTCTTGTTCTTACTGTTTAGTGTACCCGCGTAAATCCCAAATGCGCCGCATCCAACATGATATTCAGCCATTATTCATCGCCTCCAATGCTTTCTCCGCCTCCTCGCGGGTCAGGAATACGGTTTTGACGAACGCAGCGGCGGTAACCCCGTACTGCTCTCTCAACCCATCTTTTACCACAAACACAATAGTTGTGCCAAAACTCCCGATATTCACAAAGTCAACCTTACATTCCCTTGCATATTTCGCGCCGTCAAGAATGGCCCACACCGTATCGCCCACCTTGCACGGCAGCACCACCACGCGCCCGTCCTTGTCGGCCTTAATTAGTTCGCGCATTCTTCCGATTGGGTAATACTCGTCCAGCAAAATATCGTCAATCTCAGTCGCTCTTGCGCAGTCCTCCGGCGTCAGCCCTGTGTCCTCGTAGGCTGCGAGGCGTTCAACCAGACGGTCAAACGATGGGCAATCTATGCAATCCATGTCCACATTGCAATTACCAGAACACGTCATGTAATGGTCCGTGCCAAGATAGTGCTTTTCAGTCAGTCGTTCCATCACTCCACCTCCTGCATCCAGAATTCGTGTCTACAAGTATTACAATCAACATTATTATTACCATCAATAGGACAAGAAAAACAAGTATCAACCCATCCAGGACAAAGTACCGAAATACCATCAACGCATTTTGCATAGGGATATTGTTCAAGAAGCGCGCTCTGCCGTGTCTTACGCGGGTGTGCAGCAGACCACTCCTCGACGATCTGAACAAGCCTTTCGGCGTCATTCATCTCCCATATTGTGCTGCATATCATACCGTCCGCAGGGCACTTGGCACACCCACGAAAATGTTTACACATCCGGTTTCTCTCCCGGATAAACTCCACTGCATCCATGTCTATACTCCTTTCCGCCCCGCCTCCGGGGCCTCCCCTCTTACCATCTGCCAGCACCGGCGGAACCACACCATCCACGCCACGCAGCCGGGCCATTGCTGCCCGCCCATCCTCTGGCTGCAGCTGCCCAGATCCTTCGATCGCCTCCGGCAGGCCTCACAGGGGAGCCTGTCCGGGCAATCCTTCGCACAGGGGCTTTTCATCCGGCCCACCTCACGATCTTTTCTCTCACTCCCCACCGCAAAGCGTCCTCGTGGCTATCAAAGTAAAGGTCAATGCGGTCGCCGCTAATTGCGCCGCCCACATCCTGTGCTATGTAGATATGCCCATCGATCTCAACCTCTGTCCCCAACGGTATCACATCGGGGTCCGTGGCGATGGTCACGCCCTGTTTTGCTTTCGCTCCTGTGGCTGTATAGCCGTTTGAATACGCTCCACAGCATTTTTCGCATGGGCAGTATGCTGTCACGGTCATGGTGCTTTCGTTCGTGTAGGCGGCTTCCTGCGGCGTTTCTTGGCGGATTACTTCCGCCACCGGCGGGGAAACGGGTTCTTGCTCCTCCACATATTCCGCTTCTGCGGCAAGTAGCTCCACCCACAATATCCCGGCGGCAAACAGCAGACCAAGGGCCGCACCTCCGGCAACTGTAAATATGCTCTTTCTGCTCATTTTCTTCCTCTCCCGTATACCATCCATTGCATAGATACCCCAAGCGCATCACAGATATGTGCCAGCACCCACACCGATGCGGTGCTGTGTCCACACTCAATATAGCTGATTGTCGATGGTGCTACACCAGATTCCAAAGCCAAATCATTCTGCGACATAAGTTCCTTCTCCCTCGCCTCCCGCAGGCGCTTCCCCATACCCGCAAAATCTGCCGTCATGTGTATCCTCCTTTCTATCATCAGGATCGTACTTTGGGCAACTTACCACCAAAAACGATGTGTATTTTTCGTTTTTGGTCGGAATTGCATTCCATCCCTTTACCGGCTCAAAGCGTATAGGCCAGCCCTTTTTTGTGTAGTCTACTTCTGTCCATGAGCATTTTCCATACGCTTTTCTACAAGTCCAGCAAAGCGTTTTCCCTCCAGTGGTAATATGCTCCTTCACAAGTTTTCTCCTCCTCTCACTACTCAACCGTGACTTCACATTCATTCGGCATAAGCAGGCGTAGATTTTGCAAAACGCTTTCCCGGTCTCCCCGGATAGTGAGCCGTGCGTGCAGCAGCTCTGCACCCCTTGCGGGTGGGGCAATTTCGTCGGTCTGCTTCTCCGGCGTTTCTGCTGCCGTCACTTCGGCTGTGTGCCACTCCGATAGTTTCTTTTGCCACAAGTCAAGGTTCCGACCACCTCGCACAAACGGCACGCCCAGCTTTTCTCCATATTCTCTGATGGTGGCGCTGCAACAGCCCATCTCGTCTGCAAGGTATGTAGCTGCCGCTCCACAACTCTGCATATTCCGCAGGTATTCTCGCTGCAGATCGTCCGGCATTCCCTTGAATTCATCCAACGGCATAGGCCGCGTGATGTTGTAAGTTTTCACCGCTCCGTTCATCTCCTTTTTCTGCGCCGCAGTGAGATAGTCACTGGGCAATCTGCATTTCCCACGCTTACGGTTTACATGGGCAAACGCACCTCTTGCAACACGCTTTTTCTGCACGATGTCATAGTCAAAATCATTCATAGGCGGTTATGCTCACCTCCGTCCGTGGGGTCTCCTTGTCGTACAGCACCCGGCTTTCGTCATGACTGACGATAATGCCGCAGTGATCGTCCAGCAGCACACGCGCCTTGACCATCACATCGTCAACAGCTTCCAGCAGATTGGTTAAATCCACTCGCCGCTTGGTGGGCATATAAAACAGGCATTTAACCTCCACTGGATAATCGATCGGCTCATGCACACCAGCCTTTTTGCAGTACCACACAGCTTTTGCCTCGTAGTCGATGTACTTCTGCGACGGCATGATAAACGATTTCCCTGTCTTGCTGCTGTGCATAATGCGCTGGCTGTTTTTCTTCGTCACAGGTGGCAGGGGTATGGTAAAGTGCAGTTCAGCCATTTCCGTCTCCCATCTCCATCTGCCCGTCAACCTGCATGGCCTTTTCAAGGCGTCGGTATGTCCCCAGCTCGTCCAATGCCCGCTTGCGGTACATGGAAAGTAAGGCTTGCTTTTCTTCCTCCGTTTCCGCCAGCTTGTAGCCGCCGTCTTTCATGGCAACGATAGGCACACCCTGCCGCCTCTGCTCCCGTATCATCCGGCGGTTCTCTCTGTCCGGCATACCGGTCAATGCTTCAAGGTTTTTCCGGGTGTATGTAATGCCGGGAATCATGCGTAATGTGGTCATTTCAGCCTCCAATTCTGCTTTTTCCCGATGTTCAGCATATAATCCTTCGCCCTCTGGTTGATCCTGCTCCCGATTGCCTCGTCCCAGCTCAAAATGCGGTCAATGGTCAGCTCCGTGGAGATGATCGTGATTGCATCCGGGTTGATATACCTGGCATTCAGCAGGTCAAAGGCGATGTTTTTGTCGGCATCCGTTACGCTCCCCTTGAGAAAATCGTCGATATACAGCGCACGGACGGTTTTCAGCGGCTGCATGGCTTCGGCGTATGCTTCAGCATCGTTGGTCTTTGCCTTGATTGCCGGAATATCTCCCCTCCATTGCACATACCGCACTGGGATTCCTCCGTCCATCAGCTTGGCGCAAATCGCCGTACACAGGTGTGTTTTCCCAGTGCCGGGAGAGCCGCCGATGAAAAACCACTTGCCTTTCCAGTCGGTCAAATACTTCTCCGCCGCTTGCTTTGCGGCCCGTTGCCAATACTCCTGAGTTTGGAACGACTCAAAGGTGCAGCTATCCAGCAGTCCCAGAAGTCCGGAACGCTCCATGCGAAGCCTATTCCGACGAATGATCTCACATTTGCAGGTTCTACTCACCAGTTTGCCGCTTTCCGTGCGCCGGACGGTGTAGCCCAGCCCGCCGCAGATGTCACAGCCATGTTCCGACATGGTATTCTTGCTTTGTTGGCTGTTCACCGGCTTCCTCCTTTCTGCGCTTCTCCCATGTTCTGATGGCAGCCTTCCAGTCCTTCATGCGGTTTTTCCCAACCATCCATCCCTTGCTGGCGTAGAAATCAACGAACTGCTGTGCGTCAACCGCAGACCCCCGTTCGGAGATATAAGCCTGAACTTCGGCCAAAGAAGGCGGAGAGAAGCGCGCCTCGCGCGCATTATTCTCGCTTCTCGATTCTCGTATATCGATTCCCGATTCTCGATTCTCGAATACGGGAACATCTGCATTCATTTGTTTGCAAATGATTTCATCTGCTTGCGTAGGCTCTACAGGCTCAGGATATTTGCTTTCCTTTGCTCTCTGGTTCTGATACTTACCCCATGTTGGTAGGTAGAGGAAGCGCTTGCCCTGTGAAGTATAAAGGGCAACCAATCCAGCACTCGCCAGTCCATGAAGGGCGTTTTCTACAGTTTTCAGAGTAAGATTTTCTTTCAAAGGGAATAGCCTGTTTTTGATAATTGCGGCCCGTCCGTCATAGCGTCCGAAATCATCGCAAGAAACAATCAGCCGATAGAACAAGACCTCCTCGAACCACGAAAGCCCATCTATGCTGTCGCTGGTGCAGATGCTCTCGCGTATGATTCTGTTCGGCATCGGCGCACCGCCTTAAAACGGAAAATCGCCGTCGTCCTCGGAAATCTCCTCGAATGTCTGTGCGGGCTTCTGTGGTGCGCTGTCCTTGCTGCCGCAGAAATGTACCCGGTCCGCCGTCAGCTCCACCACCGTGCGCTTGTTGCCGCTGTTATCCTCGTATTCCCGGCTGGAAAGTTTGCCCTCCACGACGATCTCCTTGCCCTTAGCAAAGTGCTTGCAAATCATCTCCGCCGTGCTCTGCCATGCCACGCAGGGGAGAAACAGCTTCGTTTCTCTGTCCTTTACCTTCTCGCTCCATGCCACACGGAAACTGCACACCGCTGTTCCGCTGTTGGTGCGGCGCAATTCGGGGTCAGAGCAAAGCCGCCCCTGCAAAATCATTCTGTTTACCATCGTTTTCCTCCTTACAAATAGCTTTTTCCAAATTCACGGCGGAAGTCATCTTCCGTCCATCTCTGTTCCTGCATGGCCTTTAACTGGCCGTAGCGCTTCAGGCGCTGCATCTGCCCTGTGCTCTGGTGTACGGCGCTGGGTGCGAAGATGTGGCACCTCCTGTGGCACAAATACACCACAAGGCCGTATTTCTCGCTCTTTTTCCGGTATGCGCCGCCGAAGATGTGGTGCAGGTCCAGCGGATCCTCCGCCCCGTTTCGCCCACATAAAAAGCATCGTCTCTCATCCAATGGGCTGCGCCTCCCCCCATTGGGATTTCAGCGCCGCCAGCTGCTGCGGGGTCATGGTCTCGATCCCCGCCTCCCGGCAGTCCTCCACCACCCGGTCAATGAGCCGGGCCATCTGTTCCGTGTCGTAGGTGGAGGAACCGTACCACAGCGTCACGTTGACGCAGCCTTGGAGCTTGCTGGGTGCCTTTTCCGCCATCCATCCAATCCCCCGTCCGCTCCACCGGCGCATCAGCTCGTCCGCCGCCTTTTCCTGCACGCATACGATGTCGCTGACCCCGGCGATCTGCCGGATCTCCTCCTGATAGATGCCCTCCTTGGTGGCCCCGTAATGCGCCGCCAGCTTGTCCATCAGCACCCAGCAGTAGGCGTTGGCATCGAGGCTCCGGCCCTTGCGCTTGATCTGCGCCAGGTACTCCTTCCCCGGCTGCAGCTCGTCACAGATGGCCATTGCAGAGGCGGGGGACTGCACCCGGAGGCACAGCCACGCCCCATCGCTGTCCTGCTGCCACCGTGCGGCGGTCACATCAGCCTGCAACATTGTCCTGCTCCTTCTTTGCAGCCTTCATGCAGCCGGCGCACATCTGCGCTCCGTAGCGGCCCTTGGAGTACTTAACCATGTCCTTTACCGTCCACATTTCGCCGTTGCGCTTCCTGACGGACACAATGTCAGCTCCACATCGCTCACACACCGGAGCAGCGTTCCGCTCCTTCTCGTCCAGCTCGGCGGAAGAAATTTTGTCCGGGTCCTCGCCGGTGGGAAGCGCAAAGGTCCGCAGCCACATATACTTAAACGCATAGGTCATGGCCTTGCCGCTGCCCTTGTCTTGTGTGTCTGCTCCATCTCCGCAGGATGCAATCTCGATGTATTCCTCCGGGTTTTCCACGTTGACCATGCGGTAGATGACATCCACGTGGGTAATGTTCCCAGTTCTCCCGGCTGTCTGTGCGATGGGGTATACAACCAGTTTGTGTTTCAGCAGTTCCGCACGCATGATGGAGGTTACCTTCTCCTCGCTCAGTGCCTTGTATTTGGTGCTGCCAAACTCTACATGATCGTCCTTTGCAAGATACTGGACATCCTGCATGATTGCAGCGATTTTCTCGTAGATATTCATCATTCGGGTTTCTCCTCATCAACAACTTGTAGCGGGCAATATGCCCCGACGATTCTCGTGTCTAACAGATACTCGCCTGTTCTCCGACATTGATTTCGCGAATAAGTCTCCAGCAGTGGGCAGAGGTTACAGCACATTTTCCCCTCCGGGAATGGGATTTCCACTGTAGCTTTTATGTACCGGAGGACACCGTTTATCATCCCAAGCCTCCCTTATGCAAAAACTCCGAGAGATACTCACCCTCCGTCAGCTCGGAAATATAATCAAGCTGCACATCGGAAAACTTCCGTATAGCCAGCTTAAAATTCCCGATCGTTTCCAGCTCACACTTGTGGCACATAGCGGCTTTCATCGGCTTCCAGCCGTGGCAAACAGGACATTCATCCGCTTCTCCGGGGATAATCTCCTCTCCGCACTCTGGGCAGACATAAATTATGCTGTTTCCGCACTCATCGGACCTTTCCTCGATGTAATCCAACGAATGGAACGCTGCCCCACAATAATCACACAAATACATCGTCTTTCCCTCCGTTTGTGTTACTTCCCGTCCAGCTTGTCCACCAGCCGCATGAGCCAATAACTCACCGTTGCGGCTCCGATGATGACCAGCGTCAATGTGTACCCGTCCATCAATTCACCTCCGCAGCGCAAAGCGCATCGCACATACCCTTGCAGGGGCAGGCCGGACAATCGCACTCCAGCGGGCTCTTCTCTTCGCACAGCGCATCGTGCCGTGCCAGAAAAGCATCCTCCAGCGCCCTGTATTCTTGGTTGGTCATGTTTACTCCTCCCGCTCTGCGATCCACGCATCCAGCTTCTTTTTGAAAATCTGAAATACCCGGCTGCGGTCGGTACGGATGCACACGCCGAAGGGGTACACGCCCTGCTCCAGGCCGTCGGCCAGAGTGTCAGAACAAAGGCTCAAGCCTTTATCTCTAAGATACTTCGATGCCTGGTGCAGCGTCATGGTTTCGATCATTTGTCATCCTCCTTCTTCAACAGCTCGTCCACCGTGCAGCCGTACAGCTCGGCGATCTCCGGCAAGCGGCTGGCTCTCGGTGCCTGCGTGCCGGTCTCCCACATATAAACCGCCGCATCCGTCACCTTTAGTTTCTCGATGACCTGCCGGACACTTAGCCCAGCGGCCAACCGAGCGCTGCGAAAACTCATTCTGTCACCTCCAGTTTGATTCTTGCTTAGTTTTTAAGGTTGAATACGGGTGTTACGGCATCAGGGCGGCTTTCCCTCTCCGCAATCAACAAAAACTAAGTTTTACTTGACAACTTAGCAAACTGTGGTATTATGGAAGTGCCAACAACCCTTAATATTTTCCGCAGTCCGCTAAGTGCAGGGGGCTTGGTTTTGTATTGCCTCCCGACGGTTCTAATTATAACTAATTAGAAATTATAAGTCAACCACTTTCTATTAGTTTTTATTAGTTTCGGCGAACTGCACAATATATACGAGGTGCAAATGGACGCTATAGACAAAATCAACTTTTACTTGAGTAAAAAGGGCAAAAATGGAGCCGATTTAAGCCGCGCATTAGGGCTATCAAATAGCATTTATAGCCAATGGAACACGCGAAAAACTAAGCCGTCAAATGTTCGCCTTCCCGTTATTGCCGAATATCTCGGTGTCTCCGTAGAGGACATTATGCCGGACGATGTAGCCGCCCCCGCAGCTTCGGAGGGCGCAAAAAAAGCCCCCGATCCGGAGATCGAGGGCGGGAGCCCAGCAAAAAAGGCTTTGATGGATGCTCTTAATGATTTGACGGACGAGCAGTGCGAGAAACTGCTGCCGATTGTTTTAAGTGCAAAGGCGATACTATGAGATATACTTTTAGACCGTCCAGCACCAACGACAAGCACTTGACGGAAGTCGAGCGCCAGCAATGGGAGCGGGAAGCAGATCATTTAATTCTTTTCGTGCAGTAAACATTGCAACCTCCTTAGCACATATTCCGCCTGTGTATCGGTAAGCGTGAGGATTTCTTCTTTGAGCCTTTCCCTTATTGTGCCACATTTATTTTTCGTTTTATAGCTTACAATTTCCATCTTTATACTTTTCTGATTCCAATCCACATTATTTCTCCTTTCGGTTTATCTACCTATAGTCAAAATATGGCATTTGTTGCACAGTTTAGGGCAACAATATAAAAAATTTTTTAAGAAGGAGCATAATTAGAAATGGCTAAAAAATCTTCCTTTAAAATACCAGGGCTTTCCTTTAGCTGGAAACGTGCGCTTGGAATTACCAGCGCAAAACGCAAGATTGCAAAAGCAACGGGAATTCCTACAACAAAGGCGGGGCGACAAAGAAAAGTCGGCAAGCTATTGGGGATTAAGTGAAATCCACAGAAGATTATTTCATATAGTCCCCACCGCCCCCGCACCGGACGGTGGGGATTTTTTGCCGCCTATCGCCGTCACTGGCTCTTGGCCGCATAACCACGGTATCAGTTTGTTGTTTGGCAAGTCAATCCAAAAACCGGATAATATACGATTAGCAGATAAAAACAAACGGAGAGGTTTGCCCGAAATAAGGCAGGAGGGGAAGAAATGGAAAAAACTTTGCAGGATATTTGCAGAGATGCAAAAGAGGACCAGCATCTTACCACGCAAGACTTAGCCGATTTAACAGATCTGTCATCGTCCACGATCAGCAATTACTTTTCTGCGTCGTCAAAGGATCCAAGCCTATACAAAATGGGGATTATATGCGCCGCCCTCGGTGTGTCTATAGATGAGTATTTTGGTATCGTAAAGAGACCAACCACGGAGGAGCAGCTGGCAGAGGCACACAGAGCAATGGCCGATGCAGATGCAAAGCATAGCGCAGCCCTACGCATTGCGCACTTAGAGGGCGGCATGGAGCAACTGACCGGATCAGTGGCAAAGCATGAAAAAAAGGAGCGAGTATTGCAAATTTGGGTGTATATCCTGGCACTTTCGCTGTCGATTTCCGTATCCATAATATTTGGATATTTGGCGTTTGACTCAAGCGTCCCGCAAACAGGGCTTATCCGCAACGGGAAGATTACACCAATCGGCTGGATGCTATTTGCTCTGCTTGCGGTGGGCGTCGGTGTAATCATTGCTTCGCTGATTAATGCGCTGCGATATTACAGGCACCATCAAACTGATAAAAATATAGGGTAGGAGGATAAAAATGGGAAAAGCAATGAGGAGGGCCAACGGAACCGGGACAGTGTATAAGCTCGCCGGGCGCCGACGCAGGCCCTGGGTGGCTGCAAAGCAAAAAATCATTATAGGATATTACCCTACCAAAAAAGATGCTATAGCGGCGCTGGAACGTCTTGCAGGCAAGGATTTAACGGAGCAGTACAACATGACCTTTGCCCAGGTGTTTGACGCTTGGAAAGAGGAGCATTACAAAAAAATAGGGCCAAACGGTATAGAAGGCTATGACGGCGCATTTAAAATTTTTGCGCCGCTGCACGACCGGAAGTTCCGGGACTTAAAAACGGCGGATTTTCAGGGCGTACTGGATGCCCATATGCATAAATCCCATAGCACTGTGTCCAAGTATAAGCAACTCATAACGCAGATGTCCACATGGGCCATGCGCGAGGAGATCATCACAACAAATTTTGCAAAATTCGTCCAGCTCCCCGAAAACACAAAAAAAGAAAAAGAAACATTTACCGATGCTGAAATAAGCAAGCTGGAAGCGGACGGCAGCGACACCGCAAAAATTATCCTCATGCTGATTTACACAGGAATGCGCATAGGGGAATTGTTTTCCCTACCGGCTAAAGATTATCACAAAGATTATGTGGTCGGCGGTGAAAAGACGGAGGCTGGGCGAAACAGGATCATCCCAATCCGCCCCGAAGGGATCCCATACTTTGCCTATTTTGCAAATAAGGCTACCGGCCCACTGCTCATATCCGGCTATGCTGGGGAAAAAATCCCAGCAAACTTCCGCCGCCGGGATTATTACCCGCTTTTGGAAAAATTAAAAATCCAGCGCAAAACGCCGCACTCCACCCGGCACACCTATGCAAGCTGGGCGAGAAAAGCGGGGATTGCTCCGGAGACGCTACAGAGGATCCTCGGCCACGCCAACTACTCCACTACCGCAAATATATACGTCCATACGTCAGCGGAGGAATTGGTGCAGGCCGTTAAAAAGGCGAAAATTTGTTAGTAGTTTGTTAGTTACCTACGGGAGCCAAGGCAAGCCCGTGCAAAATTGCTCTGCGAAAAGTTGCAAAATCGCAACAAATGTTGTTATTTTTATTAACTTTTGTGCTTATATATTCAAAACGATTATAATTCACACGCAGGAGGTCACTGGTTCGAGTCCAGCAGTCTCCACCAAAAAAGTCCAGGAACCTCAAGGGTTCCCGGACTTTTTTATTTTTGCCAAGATTAGCTTTGTTAGTAACGTGTTAGTAGTAGCGATTTAGGTTAGTTTTTTTAGGACGCTGTTATAAGCTTTCTCATTGACGATTTTTAGTGTGTCCATAAGCTCGTCCATAACTTCCCACGCCCTATCCTGCGCTACATTCCCAACCGCTTTCAAAAATTCACTGCCGGATGGTTTTATTTTCTTGGCCGGCGCAGGCTCTGCAGAATACAGCATTGGGGGCGTTTTCGCCTGCAGTTGCTCCCCGCCGTGCTCGTTACGGATAATGTAGAGCGCCGCCAGTTTCTCATAGTTTGTCCAGCTCGATTCTTCTGTTTCAAGGCGAGCTATCCAGCGCTTGACCTCATTCTCGTCGACCATAGGGGTGCACCCCCTTTAGTCCTCGATCGTGTCCATGCAGCGCTGGATGGCTCTGCGGATGCTTTCGTCGTCGGCGTTGTCCAGCATTTCCTGCAACTGGCGTTTCATGTTGGCGATGCCACCATCACGGGAATAGTGGCCGCGCACATAATGCGTGCCGCGTCTCGCATTGGACATATCACGGTCATAAGCGCCGCGCATGCCCGACTGCCAGTCTCCGTCGCGGGAATAGCGGCGAGAATAGTCTTCATCGCGGGAATAGCCGCCGCCTTCCATCATCTCGATCTTATCGATGTTCTTGATGGTTGC